TCATATTCCTATCGCCATGCCATGGGGCATGGATGGGGCAAAGTCCGATAATTTCTGGTTCAACATAGCAATCTGATCGCTGCTGCTGTCGGCCATCCAGGCGCCGTAAACATTGAAAACCATCTGGGCGCTGGCGTGTCCCATCTGGCTGGCAATGAAACTCGGGTTGGCCCCGGCAGACAGCGACCAGCAGGCGTAAGTGTGTCTCGACTGATACGCCTTGCGGTGCCTTAAACCTGACCGTTTAAGCGCCGCATCCCATGAGTCACCAACTGAATCGGCTTTGTACAGGTAACCTACGCTGCCACTTTTTTTAACCAACTGAGGATTGAACACAAATGTACAGTCGTGAATGACCGTTCGGCCATACTCCCGCAGTTGTACCTCAACCTGATACTGCCTGCCTAACCTGGTCATTTCCGCCTGGTTCCTCAAAGCGTCAATGGCTGGCTTGATCAGGTGAACGACCCTGTCGGTACCGGCTTCGGTTTTTGGTAGAGTGAAATCACCGAGTTTCGTATAATTCCGGCGTATGGTCATCGTTCCAGTTTTCAGATCTATGTCTTCCCATGCGAGGGATACCAGCTCACCGTGACGTAATCCTGTGTATACTGCAATTGACCACAGGTTTTTCGTTTGCTGATGCTTGCAGGCATCAATGAAGCGAACGAATTCATCACGTGTGAGCGGATCTGGTTCTATCCTAGCCCTCTTTAGCGGCTTGATGCCGTTAAACGGGTTTTCACTCACATAGCCATTATCAACAGCGAACTGAAACATACCGGCGATCGTGGTCATGTAGTAGTTTACCGTCACCACACTCAACCCTTTATCCCCCGCCAGCATATCCTTCCTGATATAGAGAAGCTCTTCTCTTGTCACAGACGAAACCAGCTTATTCGCGCCAACCCTCGGCAGCATGCTTCTCACCACCGATTCATACCTGTTTATGGCATTAGCGCAGATCTCCATCCGTTTAAGCTCAAGCCATTTTTCAGACAGATCTTTTACGGTGATATCTTTCTTCCCGATGCCGAAAGTTTTCAGATTTGGCGAGTTGGGGAATTGGGCCGCATAGTCAAAGGTCCCCATGCGGATAGCGAAACAAACTGACGTTCTCAGCTCCCCGGCCACCTTCCTGTTTTTAGCGGTGTCAGGGACACCGAGGTTTTCCCTGACACGCTTACCTTTAAAAATGAACCATATGCGGAGTGACTTTCCGTGGTTCTCAACGCCCGTTGGGTATGATTCTTTACTCATTTATCCCTCCCGACGTCCAGGAGCGTTGCAAGTTTACCTGTTTCATACCGCCCGATCACCCAATGGTTGCTTTTGAGCCTGAATCCATGCGTCTACCGCTTTGCGGTTGTACATGCATTCGCTGGTTGGCTTAGGCTCTCCTTCAGGGGAAACGTGCTTATACTCCCGGCCAAGCAGCCAAGATGATTTACGAGCCCGTGTAATAGTGCCGCGCTTCATACCAGTGACTGCCATCAGCAAGTCCTCTGAAACCCATTCGTTTGGCTCGATCTGGATAATTGTCTGCATTTATCACCTCCGATGCTTACCGCGTAATTCCTCTTCTTCTTGGCAATCAGCGCAGCGCTGGCATCCTGCCACCAGTTCCCGGCGCCGTTCGGGTATCTCTTCCCCGCAGTCGCGGCAGTGAGTAGCTGAAACCGCCGCATGATTGATGCGCATGTTCTGGATGGTCATTTCCAGCCGGCGCTCTGCCAGCTCGTTGGCCTGATCAATGATTTCTGGCATGTCAGCGCTCCTTTATATATCCGTTCAAAATACCTATCTCCACATAGAGATGGCTTGGCGTTAACCCAAGCTGCTTTATCAGCGGCATGCATCCGTTGAGGATCGGTCGTGATATCTCGTCACAACTCAAAGCGGGGGATGAACGACGCTTTGCCTTAACCTCATCGTTAGCCCTGCGCGCGATGCTTCTGAGCGCATTTTTCTTTTCTTCTGGCGTCATACGACCCCCATATAAGCGCGAATGAAAGCCGCAGCTGCCTGGGCGTTTATAGCGTTACCGTACCCTTTCAGGCGGCCGACGTGGTTGCTGCTTGCCACTCTTGCCACCCCGGGCTCGACTCGTCCCATGCGTGCGGCAGCCCCATCAACCAGCGGGAATGTGCCGGGTTCAACTGGACGCCATTTTCCATCTCGACAAAAGAGCCAGTCCGCATCTCGCCAAAAACCGTTAACCTCAAGGGCCCGATAATCCCCGCGAAGTCCTGCAGGCGCTGTTGAGTCTTGCTCCCGTCCTGTCGATGCATGTTCATGGCCGCATCCACTGATGGCGATCGAGTGTTGCTCGTTGTCGGTGTTGGCCAACCCGTCATGAAAGCCTGGCGCGGCAACTGGTCCAGTCGCTCTTTCCCGTCCCGCTGCGCCGTCATTCCCGCTGAGTCCTTCCAGTCGCGCGACGTTGGCGTTACCCAGCCCGCCATTCTCGCCGCCCCTCCCAATGTCGATCCCCTGTTCGGCGAATTGGCAGCGGCACCCAGCCCCCTGACCTGGTTGTTGTCGATCGTGGTTGGAGTCGGCCAGCCGGTCATCATCGCAGCCGTTTGAATGTTCATCCCGCCCTGGCGCCCGGACGTTCCCGCGCCGGTCACTGATGACGCTGTAGGCGTTGGCCACCCAGTAGGCCCGCTCTCTGATGTGCGGCGCACCGATGCCCGCTGACGTAAACGGCACAAGCCCGAAGGCGTATCCCAGTCCTTCCAGGTCTGCTTGTACAAGGTCGAACCAAGCATTTGCGTTACCGCTTGCAACCTGTTCGCCAAAGACATGCTGAGGTCTGCGCTCGCTGATGAGATGGAAGAAGTGGGGCCAAAGGTGCCGCTCGTCAGCAAACCCATCTCCTTTGCCTGCCGCGCTGAAAGGCTGGCACGGGCAGGAGCCAGTCCAGACCGGGCGATCGTCAGGCCATCCGGCGAGGCGGAGGGAATGGGACCAGACGCCGATACCGGCGAAAAAGTGGCACTGGGTAAATCCTCTGAGGTCGTCAGGTGTGACATCTTCAATACTCCGTTCGTCAACTTCGCCAGGGGCGATATGCTCGGCGGCTATGAGGTTACGCAGCCACTGCGCCGCGAATGGGTCAATCTCGTTGTAGTAAGCCGCCGCGCTCATGCTGCCTCCGTCTTCACAACATCGATGGCGCATCCAGGTATCAGCTCAACTGAAGCGGTGGCGCACTGGTTACCCCAGTGACTCCAGCCTGGCGCTGCGCTGCGGCTGAATAACTCAATCCGCGGCACGTCGCCGTAGAGCAGTTCCAGGCGGTGCCGAACTTCCCACGGTTTCTCGCTGTGCGCGCCGAGCGGGCTGTAGACCACCTGCTTAATTCCAGCGTGCTTGCGTTCCAGCCCGGCGCCGCGGGTGGCGATCAGCACGTCTTCGGTATTGGCGCGGGTATGGTTGCCACCGTTCATGCGCGTCTCGGCATTCAGCAGGTCGAGGAAGTCGTAAAAGTTGGTCACATTTCCCTCTGCCAGAGCCTTGGTAATGCGCAGCTCGGCCAGCTGATTCAACTTCACCCAGGTGAAACCCTTCATCGTGCGAACCGTAAAGCCCCAGGCTTCAGCCAGCTCGATCGCCTCCTGGTTGTGGGTGCCGGTGTACCACATCGCCAGCACAGCGTTATCCGCGGCGAGCTCCCACACCGGGAGCCGCTTCATATCGAGCAAGCTCATGGTGGGATAGTGATCGACGGCGGCACCGTTGCTGATCGTGTTCCCGTAAGACCAGGCCGGGTCAGCATAGATAAGTGAGTAGCGGTTCATTGCGCACCTCTTTTCGTGTCCAGCTCTTCAGCCAGCCGCTGAGCCTTTAACGGGTTTCTTACCACTTCACCAGATGGCATTAGCCAGCCACGATGGAGGACGGAGTACATGCACTTCACTTTTCCTACGGTTATGGCGTCGCGGTAATGTTTCATTGCCACTGCTCCCCGAAGGTGAAACCGATCTCCGACAGCGATTCGTCCATCTTCTCGATGAACTCCGGCACCATTTCGTTGAAGTCGGACATGTATTTGTCGTCGCGCTCAACAACCACGTGATGAATGCCTTCTCGCTTCATGCGAGGGTCATAATTCGCGAAATACCAGGCGTCCTTCCTGGTTACCCACATGCTGAATTGCACCTGGGCCATGTAGGCGGATTTGATAGCCTCGAAGCCGCCAAGCCGGAACTTCATGAAGTCGCGAGAGGTGAAAGGGCATTTCAGCTCAAGGCCGCGGCCATCACTGCACAGGCCGTCTGGTGAGCAGGCGGTGCGCATACCTTCGTCACGGAAAAGGATCGGTGACTCCGTTACCTTCACGTCGGTGGTGAACTCAAACAGGGTTCGAGCGTCGGCCTCATACTGTTTTCCCCAGGCCAGCGCCTTGGCGTTAACTTCCGGCGCCGCGCCGGTGCATACCTCTGCGAGCAGCGTGTGGAAATAAGACATTTTCATGTCAGTCCACTTGGTGCCTGATCTCGGCTTCGAAATGACGTTATGGACTTCCGAGGCGGTGATCACGCCCAGGCGTAAGCGGTGCCAGGATTCATCTCCCTGTTCAACGCGGGTAACGTCAATGCCAGTTCGTTCGAGGATAATTTCTGGTGTCATGCTGCCACCTGCGCTTTTTTCTGGAGGAAGCTAAAGCCTTTCTGCGCTTCTTCTTCGGTGAGTTGTGATGCCTGGAAAATGTCACGCTTGAAGATGTTGCTGCACAGAGGCAGGAAGTCCTGCTCCCAGTCCTTATTCAGGGACGTCAGGAGGTCGGTAATTGCCTGCAACGTTTCCTCACTGGCCACCAGGGGGAGCGCCTCTGTCGTGGTTCGCGGCGTTACGTCACGCGCATCAACTTCCAGTGTTTTACCTTCCATCTCTTCGGCAGTGGGCTGCTGGCCAATTTCAGGCCACGCCTTACGCAGAGCCTGAGCCTCGGCACACTTCGCCAGCTGGCCATAGGGGCGCTTTTTCCACATTGCGTTTGGCGCGGTAGTGTCGCGGCCGGCGGTTGCGTAGTTCTCAACCCAGTATTCTTTCGCGCTGAATTCGACGATCTCCCCGCTGGGCATGCGCTTGCTGACCGTGTACTTGCACCATTGAGGCACGGTCACTTCAATACCGGTAAGCGTCAGAGTGACGTCCGGGCCGAACTCTGGTTCTTTTGCGCCAGCGTAAGAACCGGAGCGATCGGCCTGAATCCGATAAAGCCCGATGCCAGGCATAACCACATCGCGCCACTCGCTTTTTCCCGACTTCGAGTCCTTAACGCTCATTGGCACCAGATGAACGGGCTTAAGAAGCGGATCAAGGTTTCTGGCCCGGCAGTAGTCCAGTGCCATCATCACCGACCCATCCTTGGCGCCAGGGTAAATACTGTTTTTGAGGGCGCTCCAGGTAGCGCCGTCAATGCCTCTCTCAGCAAGAGAGCCGGCTGTAATCACAAGTTCGTTAGCCATTGTTATTCCCCAAAGTTAAAACGGGCAGCCGGTGCGGTGGTCCCAGTCATATTCCGCCTGGGCGTAAGCTACTGCCGAGATGAGATCGTTATATGCCTCGCCAGCTGCATCGCTGCGGAGGCCTTCGTATGGGCTTTTGTCCATCGGCACAGAGAAGCGGAACAGGCCTGACGGCTCTTTCGGCAGGGCGTCGATAATTTCCTGCGCCCGATCGTCAATCCACTTTTGCTTCTCTTCGGTTAGCGACTGTTCAGCCCATTTCCTTTCTTCGATAGCGTCGTATGCGCGGTATGCGTTCATAAGCACCTCAGTAACTGATACCGGTATGGGGAATGCGGCCGTCTTTAACCGCTGTAAGCACCTCGATAGCCTGATCCCGAGTAAGGCTGGTATTGGCCAGAAGAGCTTTGACGATTTCAGTGCCTACAGCCTTGCGGTGCTTAACGTCGGCTTCGCGGCGAGCCTGCTCATCGGCTTTACGTTTCTCCTCAGCCAGGCGGGCCTGTTCGCGTTGCTCTGTCTCGCGGCGGATGCGATCGGCTTCTTCCTGAGCTTTGCGGCGCTCCGCTTCGATAGCGGCCTGCTTGTCAGCCTCAGCTTTCTTCTCGGCTGCAATGCGATCTCGCTCTGCCTGCTCAGCTTGTGCTTTCAACACAGCTTCGCGATGCGCCGCTTCTTCACGTTCACGCTGTGCGCGCTGCTCAACTTCTCGGGCTGCTGCGGCGGCTGCCATTCGCTTAATTTCTTCTTCATGGGCAATGCGCTGGCGCTCAGCCTCAGCTGCTTTATCTGCCTGCTCTCGGTCGAAAGCGTCATTCATCAGCATGGCCATTTCGTGGTCAGACTCAATCCGAGCTGCCAGCTGCCGATCGAACTCTTCATTCATGGCCAGTGCTTCGACGTGAAGGGCGTTCATGGCTTCTTCGGCCTTAATGCGTTCCTGCTCCGCCTCCCATTCGGTCAACGGGCGACGCACTTCATCTTTCAGTGCATCGAGACGCTCACGGACAACGCGGCGGCTTTCATCAATCTGCTTTGGCAGCGCCTTCAGCTCAGCGACCAGGGCTTTACCTGCGTTGTCGATGTAGGTTTTAGAGCGCGCGACCTTGTGAGCCATGGATGCGATAGCATCGCGGCCTTTTTTGGTGGTCACGTCCGGCACCAGACTGCGAGCCTCTTTTTCGATCGCTTCGATAAGCGGATCGAGTTGGTCGTTATTGGTGAAAACCGCCATCGCGTTCTTTTTCTCGATGACGACTAAATCCATTATTTCGCTCATGGTTTCCCCTGAAATTTGGTTGTAAGAATCCCGGCACCGTATTGGCTGCCTGATAGCTCAGTTAAATTCGTGCGCTGATATGCGCGGTTAATGCGTCCCGGCTGGAACCAGATTCGGCAGCAGGTCGCGTGCCTCAAATGCTTTGCGAATGTGGCGCAGGTTGCCCTGTGGCTCGAACCAGAAGGTTTCTTTCAGGTAGTCACGTGAAACCTTCCAGGTGGCGCCAGTTTTAGCGTTACGCATCATCACGGCGCGTCCGCTGTTAGGAATTGAGTTAGCCATTGAACACCCCCGTAACGTGCAGAATTTTGATAACAACAGCCGACCAGATAACGCCGCAGATCAGCAGGCAGTAAATCAGTGAACGAATGCCTTGTTTGCTCATTTGCCACCCCAGCACGGATAGCTAACTGCGAGAACAGCAACCAAAAACGGAACGACCTTTAACCAAAAATTACGCCATGCAGGCTTGTCTTCTTCGCGGATCATCTCTTCACCTTTGCCTTATCGCGGCTAACGGGACGTTTTGACTTCACCCCGGCGTTGCCGGTGTTGTTTGGATGAGATGATAATACTCCGGGTATTATTTTATATCAATACCGCCAGTATTATGATATTTAATAAAAATACTAAAGGTATGATTTTAAAGTTAATTTATTTTTGTAAAAAGTGCTGTTATGCTCAAAAAAACATCATAAAGGGGTGTTGGCATGTCAAATGAGGATGAGTTTTTCGCAGAAATGCACCCGCAGATAGCGCAGGTTATCGGGATAGCGGTTATGCAGCTGCTGGTTGAGAAGCGCGAGCCCTCAAGAGAGGCGCTGATAGAGATGATTCAGGTGTTGTGACAGGAAGACCAGGTCGATCTGGCTGAGGAGCTGGCACTGGATGTGCTGATGCTGCGGGAAGAGTAGGGCAGTAAAAACCCGGCGCGGTGGCCGGGTGCTGGCAACAGTTTGTTAGTTAAAATTAAGGCTTTTCCCGGCAGCGACTAACATATGATCGTAGTATTTAGACATATCTTCGCTACTTAGCAAGTTGAAGACATTGTCAGCATAACCTCCAACCAAGTTAAGTTGCTGAGAGTGCGCTTTTTCCTGAGGTGTATCAGCAGCATAAACCACAAAAGTCTTCACGCAGTTATTCCACTTGGTCTTAGCTGCGTTTATTGTCACAGCTTTAAACGCTGACTCACCCATTTTTTGGCGATTATTGGAAATCCGTAGATCTAAGGTTTCAGTTAAATGATAAATTCCATTTTTTAGTAAAAGTTCAGCATAAAGACCTTCAGATTCAGAAAGCGGATACCCCTGAACCACTTTATGCTCGCTAATTTCCTTGAGATTCTTACCCATAACTCCTTCTTTTTCAAACCTATCCTTAAGCTCGGTAATAATTCTTTTTTGAGAAACTTCAGTTCTTTTCTTCGCTCGCTCAGGTGTTATGAATAATTTATTTAATTCATTGATTTTTAATTCATATTCACGTTCATTGGCAGCATGAAATGTACCTACGCTTGACAAGGCAAAGCTACCTTGGAAAAAGAGAGAAGCCTGTTCGATGCTTAAGCCAGAAGTTAAAATAGTCTCCAGTTGCTTCTGGCTATTTTCTAATGCTTCAAGCCCAAAATCATTTGTAATAGCTTTTAGTTTAGTAGGGGTTTCTATGACGCGCACATCTGGGCCAGATGGCTTCATGACGACAAGGCCAACGTTGATTGTCTCGGCGCGGACAGGGTTCGGTGTTATTCTGACAATACTGTATTTATATGTATTCATTTCAGCACCTCCCCTCTAACAGTGTCGATTCGTTTCATTCTGCCGTCGCTTGACCACCAGGTTAGCAGAGCATCCCTCTGCAAAGGATTGATCCATGCTTCCGGCATGTCTTCAAAAATCCGTTCTATCGTGCTAGAGCTAATTCTGGATAGCTTATCCAATACAGCTTCCGCAGGCGCTTTACACGAAACATCATTATATGTCAACTGCTTGATCGCTTGCCAGCAGTTTGTGGTGTTGTAGCCCATTGGTATTAGGGCTGCGTCGGTTTTGTTCGGCCAACCCATAACCATAGCTGCAAGGCTGAAATCGAAGGCTTGGATAGTCAGGTTTCCATATCGGTTCTTAGTGTACAGATAGTTACCAATATGCCTATCAATATTAAATACGAACTGATCGAAGGCGTAAACTGACCATACTTGCTTCCGTAGAATAGAAGGTCCGGACATCAATTCAGCGGCAAAGTTAATTTCTTCTTGTGGCTTACTCATGGCAGCCAGGTCATATTTTGATCCAAAAAAGTGCTCTCCTGTATCCGGGTCAATCAAAACCCTACAGGCCGGGGTAGGAAGCCCACTAAATTCAGCAAGTTTAGTACATAGCCATTCTGATGCTGGAATTTGCTTTGGGTGGGGAATCCCTGTCAAAGCGGATGCATCACCATCAGAAACCCCTTTTATTGCATACTCTAAACCGTCGGAGGCCATAACTGTATGCCTTAGGTGAGCTGTGCCCATTGCTGGCTTATAATCCACAATCTCAAGACTAAACAAGGGTTCTTGAATAGTAATGTTCTTTTCAGGTTGTGAGTCTTCTTCCATTTTTATTCCACTAATTGATTAGTGATAGATTCCACCGGGTACTTCATTGCTGCTCTGAACTTAAGCTTTATTGCCCTTCTGGGCGGCGAGGAACCGCGAAGCGCTCTTATCCATGCTTCCTGTACGTCTTCGGCATTACCAAAAACACATCGAACTACCGGTCTGGCTTACTCAAAGTCATCCCGCTCATCCCTTCGCTTGAAGAAAATCTTATCTAGCCTGAGCAGGATCCCAACCAGCCCGATAATCAGTAAAGTAATGAGTATTGGGATAATCAGATCAGACATGCTTCCTCTGCGTGCTAAGGCTTTACCCATGCTTCCTGTACGTCTGCGGCATGCTGCCGATCACACAAGCCTTAACTTAGTTTCTACTGCCACACCAATGATTCGACAGTTTCCGTTGATGGGAACCAATGGCCATTGAGGGTTTAAGCCCTTCAGGTACTTCTGGCCCCCATCAATAATCAGCTTTTTGAATGTCGCTTCGTTTGATTCGGATAGCTTTGCGATCACAAGGCTGCCATTTACTGGCTCTCGGCCGGTATCAAACAAAACGTAGGTACCCTCTGGTATGCTGATCCCGACCGGGGCAGTCATGGATTCCCCCTCGACCAACAACCAGAACGCATCCCCCTGGATGTGAGCGTCTGATTCTAGCCATAGATCGATATCTTTAAGTGCATACGGCTCGCACGCTTCCGACCAATGCCCAGCCTGAATCTTGCTTAATACAGGGTATTTAATGCCTGGGGTGTACTGGCCTGCATACTTGGCATTCGATGTAGCGGAAGCACTCATTGCAGATATTTCTTTCGCAAGGCTGGGGCTAAAATCAGAGACATCCACCTGGAGGGCTCTGGCAAAAACAGCAGCCACGGCAGCATTAAGGGCATTCCTGCCATTCAAGTAATGCCCAACGCCCCCCTGAGATATGTCTAGCATGTCAGCTATTGATTGCTGTGTTATCCCAAGCTCTTTTTTCTTGGCTTCATAGAGGGCTTTCAGCCTTTCTGCGTCAGCGATCTGAGCCGATGTCAGTGTCTTTTTCTTTTCCATTTTCAAATAGTAATACCAATGTTCTTATTTTAAAAGTACCCGCGGTATTGCAATGTTTAATACTTGTGGTATTGTTGACTCATGAGTTGATAGGAGCTAACCACATGAAAATTTCTTTAGCTGAATACGTTGACGAAGTTGGACAGGCAAGAGCTGCTGATGCCATCGGCGTTCACCAGACCGCAATTAGTAAAGCTATCCGGGTAGGGCGGAAGATTTTCGTTAACACCCTGCCTGATGGAAAAATTAAGGCTGAGGAGATCAAGCCTTTCCCACATAACAGAAATCCTGATTAAACAAAGCTGAATTGAGCAGTCAGCGGGTTCTGACTGAGTAATTCAGCCATTCCAAACACCACCAGAGGAAGTATCACAAATGGAGAGTTCAACGACACGCAACAAAGTGGAGGCTCGCAGGATAGAAAGCTGGTTACACAGCCAGATAGCTGAACTGGGAACCACGAATATCGCCAAAGTGGCTGGAGTGAATAAGTCGACGGTGAGTCGCTGGCGGGAAAGTCTGCTGCCGAACATGTCGCTACTGCTGGCCATCCTGATTTCTAACAGGCCGGGAGAGAAAGGTGATTTTGAAGCATGAGTGGAAACAGAAGGGCGAAAGCCGCAGTGCGGGAACACTAACGGCTTTCTACGCGAATTAACTGAACAAATTCACAGGAGTAATTATGGCAAATACTGCCGAAGTAATCAATTTCCCTGTGCCGGAAAAGGTACAGCAGGAGAGTCGCATGGCTGATCTGGACAATGGCTATCTGCGCCTTGCTAACCAGATTCAGGACGCCTTGTGTGTAGTGGAGCTTTCGGGGCGCGAATTTCGCGTGCTGAATGCAATTGTTCGCCTGACGTATGGCTGGTCGAAAAAAGAAGACCGGATCGCTAACAGCCTCATCGCTGACAAAACCATGCTGGCGGTTAAGCACGTTTCTGAAGCGGTTCTCAGCCTTGCTTATCGCAACATCATCAAGGTTCGCAGGATTGGGCAAACACGATACATCGGGATCAACACCTGTCTGGATGCATGGGCTTATACCAAACCGAAATGCCCTAAATGTCCGGTGAGTTTTCCGGTCGCTGAAGTTGAAACGCAGGTTATCACCATCCCTGAAATTAGGGATAGCAGAATAGCCGCGCCAACCATCCCTGAAAACAGGGATAACCATCCCCAAAAACAGGGAAAGGTATCCCCGGAAACAGGGAACACCAAAGACATTCTTTCAAAGACAAATATAAAAACAGATCTAACCCCTATAGTCCCCGCTGGGGACGAGTGTGGAAAACCAGATCCCGATCCGGTTATTCAGGAGCAGCCGAAGACCGACCCTGTAAGACTGGTTTTCACCCACTGGCAGAAAGAACATGACCACCCGTCAGCAAAACTCGACGACAAACGCCGCAAGCGCATCAAGGCGCGACTGGCGGAAGGCTTCACTGTGGACGAGCTGTGCCGGGCCATAACTGGCGCAAAAGGCGATCCGTGGCTTATGGGAAAGAACCCTTCCAGAAAGCGCTATGACGGCATTGAGACGCTCCTGCGAGACGCTGCTCAGGTCGAAAAACTTCGTGATATGGCCGGCGATGCTCACGCAATGGCAATTGCTCAGGGCCAGTACTCAGCCACAACGGCTCGCAACCTTGAAACCCTCCAGCGCTGGGCTGGCGGCACTGATTCAGGAGAACTTTTCTGATGAACGATTCTGAAAAACCAAAGTTCGCCCAGTCCATGGCAGCGATCGGCGAGATTTACGGAAAGGATATATCCGAGGTGATGGTGGGTATTTACTGGAATTCCCTCAAGCCTTACCCGGTTGAAGATGTGATGCGCTCCTTCCAGGGGCATACCCGCGATACCGACAACGGCCAGTTTTTCCCTAAGCCTGCGGATCTTCTTCGTCACATCGAAGGCAACAAAGATGGCAAAGCGCTGATGGCCTGGTCGAAAGCATACAGGGCAATCTGCAGTTATGGGCGCCGCAACAGCGTTGTGTTTGATGATCCGATCATCCATGCGGTCATTGCCGATATGGGTGGGTGGATTGAATTTGCTGGGATGAGCGAAGAGGAATTGCCGTTCCGTTCCCGCGAGTTCGAAAAGCGTTACCGCTCTTACCTGATAACCGGCGTCAGCAAGTGCGAAACGGTGATGATCGGCATGGATGATGCGCAGAACATGCGCGCGGGATTCCAGCGCGAACCAATGCCATTTCTGATTGGCGAGAAGGACAAGGCCAAGCTCATTCGCAACGGACAGGCGCTTCTTGAGAACAGGTGGCAATGATGACAGGCAAAGACGCAATTCTGAACTACCCGATTTGCAAACTGCACGGCCTGCGGATGCTTAATGCCGATATTTTCCGCCATATACCGCTGTCATCAGCTGATAGCACAAACGTGGCCCGCAATATCGGTATCGATAAATCATGGCAGAAATCAGCCTATGCACCGGCCAGCAAAGAAACGAGAGCCGCTGTACTCGTTGAGCGTATCGAGTCAATGAACAGCGCCAGTGCGCTCAACTATAACGCCGAACGCGACCGCTTTATGCCGCAATTGGCCTTTGAGATTTAGGGAGTCAACCATGACTGGTATCACCGAACTGGCGCAGAGCCTGAAAGCGGCAGCAGATAGAGAGATGATTTGCCGAGATGTCGCCGAAACTTCTGAAATATGGGAAAGAACTGTAACGCCGGAAAACATCCTCGCGCTGGTAGAGGCGCTGGAGAAGACGCAGGCCAAAGCAGATATATACGACATGCTTCGGGATGACTACGGTTTGCGCGAAAAAGGTGTTGGACTTGCAGACTTCGTTGACTGGCAAGCTAAGCGCATCGCCGAGCTGGAGTCCCGCGCCGTGAAGCTACCTAAGTTCAAAATGCTCGAAGACTATCTCGCAGAAGTGGCCATTGAAGAGAGGAAACAGATTTTGGTTGGCGTGAAGCTTGAGTTTCATCGCGCGCTGTCCGACGCTGGCATCAAGGTGGAGGCTGAGTGATGGCAGAGCGCTGAAAATTTATCTCACTATCGCATTCATCGGCTTGGGAGCTATGGGGTGTTGGTGATGCATAAAGCTCGCGTAGGACACAACGCTTTACATAGACTTTAATCAAGGCCCTTTTGGGCCTTTTCGTTTATGATGACAAAAACTCTCTCAAGAGTGACATCAAATGAAAAAGAAGAAACTCTCTTCCAAACAGCAGTATCAATTAGATGTTGAACTGGTAAAAATAAAGCCAACTAACCGAACAGAGGCAAAAGCTCATTTGGCGGCTCAATTGCGTATCAGTAAGTTCAAGTCTAAAGGTAGAAGGGGTTTTAATTCTGCCGCAAAAAGCGCCAAAGAATCACTGGATATAGCCAATGCAATTCGGTTTGGTGAAGGGGTTGTGGAGTCCGTGGATACAGCCCGTATTCCTGATAGCAATAAGCGCTGGCGTGGGAGGACCGCAGATTAATGTCAAAATACAACATTGCAGCCAAAAGCCAGGAAGAGCGAGACAAGGTCAACGTCGACCTGGCAGCGTCCGGCGTCGCCTACAAAGAGCGCCTGAACATGCCAGTTGTCGCCGAAGTGGTAGCCAGAGAACAACCTGAGCATCTACGTGAGTATTTCATGGAGCGCGTCTGCTACTACCGCGAGCAGAGCATCCAACTCCCCAAGGCATCCGATCCGCGCTATATTGAAATGGCCGAGCAGAACTCTAAGAAATAGCCGATTAATCGAGGGTGAAATGAATAAAATTCAATATTTGCTAGTAGGATACGGGCGTGATGGAGAAATCCATGAAGATACAGAATTAAAAAGCAGGTTGACTATTTTTGAATCATCAGTAGGCAGTAGTCATCGGCCGCCAAACGCACAATTCAATCGTTCATATGATGTTCATTTGATTCCAGTAGATGGCAAAGTCTACGCGGTTGGTGTTGGGCGAACTTTACATGGCAATGAGTTGCCTGATTTAATTTCTCTATCTGGTATATCTCCTGTTCCCAAGGAATTTACCCATTAGTTGTCCATTGATTTATAAGCATCAGCCATCCATAATTACTTGGTCAGTCTGGACAACTGACAACTTTACCCCGGCGCCAAGTGGGGACACATGGCGCAAACACTGCAATTTGAGAAAAGTTATCAAAACGTACTGATTCCCGCAGAGCCGGGAACCAGCGAATACCTGCAACTTATCCCCGTAGGGCAACTGCTTTGCGGTGAGTTCCGCAAGCCCAGGAATTACGCATTCCACAAGAAGTTCTTCAAACTTCTGACTCTCGGGTATCACTACTGGACGCCTTCCGGTGGTCTCATTGAGCCCGCGGAGCGTACCCTCATATCCGGTTTTATCGAATTTCTCTCATCCGACCTCGATCAGCGCGCTGCACTCCAGAACGCCGCGGAGATGTATCTCTCCTCGGTCGGTATATCCCGTTCCCGCGATATGGCGCTGCTGAAACACTTCGAATCCTTCCGCGAGTGGGCAACCATTCAGGCTGGCTTTTATGACGAATACCAGATGCCTGACGGCAGCCGTCGTCGTGTCGCAAAGTCGATCTCCTTCGCCAGCATGGACGACAGCCAGTTTAACGGCGTCTACAAATCAGTGCTGAATGTGCTTTGGAACTACATTCTGCGTCGCAAGTTCCACTCGCCGGCTGAGGCTGAAAACGCCGCCAGTCAGCTGCTGAGCTTTGCGGGGTGATGGCGATGAAATACTCATGGTTCCAGCATCCCGACTGCACAACCGAGCAGGCCGAACAGTTAGTGTCCAGATATCAGGCGCGAGGCATTGTCACAGAGAAAAGCCTTAACGCGGATTATCTGAGTTGGACGGTCAGCGCCCGGCTGCCGGTTTGTGTTCGCCCGGAGCATACTCCGCGATCACTTCGTCAACGTATATGGGGGTGAGCATGGCCAATCTTCGTAAAGCAGCTCGCGGTCGTGAATGCCAGGTTCGCATCCCGGGCGTCTGCAACGGCAACCCTGAAACCACGGTATTGGCCCATATCCGCATTGCTGGATTGTGCGGGACGGGGATTAAGCCGCCTGATCTGCTCGCCGCTATCGCCTGTTCATCCTGTCACGATGAAATAGACCGCCGCACGCGCCTGGTAGATGCGGAGTATGCGAAGGAGTGCGCGCTGGAGGGAATGGCCAGAACGCAGGTTATCTGGATGAAAGAGGGGTTGATAAAAGCATGAACCAATATCGCATTTCATTACCCTGGCCGCCAAGCAACAACCGCTACTACCGGCACAACCGGGGACGCACACACATCAGCGCGGAAGGGCAGGCATACCGCGACAGCGTCGCCAGAATCATCAAAGACTCGATGCTTGATATCGGCCTGGCCACGCCATTGAAAATCCGTATTGAGTGTCACATGCCGGATCGCCGGCGCCGTGACCTGGACAATCTGCAAAAGGCAGCATTCGACGCCCTGACGAAATCGGGTTTCTGGCTCGATGACCAGCAGGTTGACTACTACAGCGTGAAGAGAATGCCTGTCGTCAAAGGTGGGCGGCTTGAGCTAACCATTACCGAAATGGAGTCCGCATGAGCCGTGACGTTATCGAACGCATCCGCGACCGCTGGCAAAAGCTTCGCCTCCTGCGTAGCCGCGGCACCGTGCTGGTCGACTACAAAATATTACGCAATTTCGTCCGTATCTATAAGCGCCTGGGAGAGACAGCATGAAACTGGAATTAACCAACGAACAGCACCAGTGGATAGATCAGTGGCTCCAGCTTTGGGGCGCATGGTGCCAGACAGGGAAGATAGACAAGGCGATGATAAATATGATTGCCAAGTTCATGGCCACGGTTGAACCGCAAGCACCATCAAGGCCTGTATGCAGCGATGATGATGGGTTGCTGATTGATGCCGTAATTCGACATTACCTGAAAAACGTAGATGAGAACGCATGGAAAGTGATTTTTGCCTATTACGTCTGTAACTCAAGCGAGATAAGGATCGCTTCATGGCAGCATGCTGTGAGCAAACCTCGCCTGATGAAGACCCGCGCCGGAAACCAGTATAAGCACCCGAGCATTTCAACCATCCGCCGGGAAGTTAAGCAGATTATCAACGCGGCGCTCTTCTGCCTGTACCAGCCGCTGCAAAATGCGTTTAACGATCGCGAAAGCGTGAGGAAAATTGCAAAAAATAGTCATAACGTGCTTGCATTTCAATGAACAAATGAGCAATATATTTAGTGTAGGTTGCCGTATTTGCGTTTGACCTATCAGAACACCGAGCCTCGCCATCGTGCGGGGATTTTTTGTATCTGCAATCCGGTCAGGGCTCTTGGGTTGAGACGTGCCGCACGACACGTCGACACCCGCCGCGCAAGAGCCCTGAACCAGATTGAGGGTCGATCGTATAAAGGTCATTACGGCAGGCTGTTAACCTGCTTATCGTGGTTCGATTCCACGTCGTCCCGCCAAATTACGGAGCTCTGGCGTAGATGGTTCGCGCGGATGCCTGAAGAGTATCAGGAGATGGTTCGATTCCATCGGGCTCCACCAAATTAGCCGGCTTAGCTCCAATGGTAGAGCAGTCGCCTTGTAAGCGAATGGGTAGCGGTTCAAGTCCGTTAGCCGGCACCAATACAGCGCCATTAGCTCAACTGGATAGAGCAATAGCCTTCTAAGCTATCGGTTTCAGGTTCGAGTCCTGAATGGTGCACCAGATTGCATCTGTCGTAGTTTGGTAATTACGTCTGGCTTCCACCCAGAAGATGCGGGTTCGATCCCCGCCAGATGCTCCAATCCCTCTACCTTGGGACCATTACGGCTACCGCCGTCGCTTTTACCCTTGGTATTTCTTCCCGCCCTGAGCGGGTTTTTTATTTTCAGGGTCGCGGGAATCACCCTCGACGCTTTGTTGGTAAATCAGCCCGACGGCCCTGAACCTTTTACTGACTACAGATAGCACCCCGAACATTATCGGAGGTGAGAGATGCAACGTATGAACCCAACCGATGGTCACAATCTGCCTTACTGGTGGTCAGCCTTGCTTGGTATCTTTTCCGTCCTGAGTCTGCAGGATTATGTCTTCATCATTGGCGCCCTGATCTCTGCCTTCTTCACAATCAAGACGTATTACGCAAAGCGTAAAGAAGAGCGAGAGCGACTGGATGAAGAGAAAAAACGCACGCAGCTGTTGGCCAGTTATCTGGCTGATGTCTCCGCTAAGCCAGGAAGTGACCGCCCGGCTTCAGCCGAAGTTGTTACCGAGGCTTTGAAGCGGATCGCAAGTGATACACGGGGGTGAGCATGACGCCATCAATGAGGAATAAACTGATTGGCGTGATCGCCGGCGGCGGTGGCGCCATAGCCATTGCCTCTGCGCTCATCACTGGCCCAACCGGTAACGATGGTCTTGAAGGTGTGCGATATGTTCCTTATCAGGATGTGGTAGGCGTCTGGACGGTCTGTTATGGCCACACTGGCAAAGATATCATGCTCGGCAAGAAGTACACCGAGGCTGAATGCCGTGCGCTACTCAGCAAAGACCTGAACACCGTTGCCCGCCAGATTAACCCATACATCCAGAAGCCGATCCCCGAAACAATGCGCGGGGCTCTGTACTCATTCGCGTATAACGTCGGCGCTGGAAACTTCCAGACCTCCACGCTGCTGCGCAAAATCAACCAGGGCGACCAGAAAGGTGCGTGCGACCAGCTGCGCCGCTGGACTTACGCCAAGGGCAAGCAGTGGAAAGGCCTGGTAACTCGCCGCGAGATTGAGCGTGAAGTTTGTTTGTGGGGGCAGAAATGAGCCGATTAACCACCATTATCAGCGCCATTGTGATCTGCCTGATAGTCAGTCTCGGATGGTTGGCTAGCCACTACCATGACAACGCCACCGAGTTCAAAAGGCAGCGCGATAAAGTGACTGAGCAGCTCAGCCTGGCGAAAGACACCATCGCTGACATGCAGACCCGTCAGAGAGACGTCGCAGCGCTCGATGCCAAATACACGAAGGAATTAGCCGATGCAAAAGCTGAAAATGATGCTCTGCAGCGCAAGCTTGATAATGGTGGTCGGGTGCTCGTCAAAGGCAAATGTCCAGTGTCAGCCTCAACCCAAACCACCGGCGCCTCCAGCATGGGCGATGATGCCACCGTCGAACTCTCTGCAGTTGCTGGACGAAACGTTCTCGGTATCCGGTCCGGAATCCTCAGCGACCAAACAGCCCTGAGAGCCCTGCAGGAATACATCACCACGCAGTGCCTGAAATAACAGCCTCGCAATAGCGGGGCTTTTTAATGCGTATCGTACACGCAAACCATCGAGAGTCTTTCAGTCGTGAGCCTGAGGAGCGCCGTTAAAGGTGGCGACCTCTCTCGGGCGGCGTTCCTGTACGACAGGCTCACACCTAAAGGAAAACAGCATGAAAGTTATCAAGTATTGGAAAGTTCAGCTTCTGCAGCTTTCTCAGCCTTCCAGCATTATCAACGCCCGCAATCTGGTCGAAAGCCTATTGTTTGAGGGGTACTCGAGAGATAAACCGAAAATTAATCTCGGTTCCGGAGTAAATATTGAGTTATTTACAGCACCCGATTCGCTGGAAACACGTATCTTTCGTGACCACCTCGTTGACAGTGTGCGTTGCTTCCCGGTGTGTGAAGATGATGATGAAACTGACGGGACTCAGGAAGAGCAAACTAAGCCTCTATCTCCAGTCAAGGGGCGCTACAACTACGATACCTTCAAAGCTGCATCAAGGCCGCTTATCCAATGGTTGAATGAAAACGCCAACCCTCACACATCGGTCATTGTTGACTGCACAGGCGCAGAGCTCCTCACCGGGGAGATTGCCTTCAAAACGAAAGAGTTCCTGAAAGACTGATCGGGCATTACAGAGCCACTTCCAGAGGTGGCTCGATAATGTTGGAGGAAACCATGTCAACGCTTAAGGATTTATCCCGGCAGCTAAAGCAGCTGCAGAAGCAAATCCCTTTCGCCACGGCGCAAGCCATGACATCGGTAGTAAGGGATATCGCCGCAGCGCAAAAGGTGGCACTGGGGCGAAAACTGGAATCGCCGACGCCGTTCACCGTCAACTCAGTGGGCTCTGCTGGCGCCAGAAAGAACAACCTCCGCGCAAAAGTCTTTGTGCGCGATGTCGCCGCTGAATATCTCGAACCCTTTGAATTTGGTGGTGAACATAAACTGAACAGCCAGGCGCTGCTCAATCCAAAGAACATCAAACTGAACAAATACGGCAACATGCCGCGAAATAAGCTGTCGCAGTTGAAAGCGAAGCCGAATGTGTTCGTAGGTGAGGTCAATGGTGTTGATGCTGTCTGGCAGAGACGTAAACCGAAGAAGGCGAAAAAGAAACGAGCCCGGCGCTCAGCGAATGGTACGCGCAGACCAAAGCGGAAACAGCGTGCTCCTAAGCTGCTGGTGAGGTTTGGTGATGCTCTACCTGTTACGCCTACGCTTGACTACATGAACCGCTCACGGTCAATGGCAGCCGGCTTAATGCCCGGCGCGCTGAGTAGGGCGATTGAGGAAGCGATTCGAACGGCAAAATGACCTGAATACCTACCCCATAGGGTTTGGGTCCTTCCTGAGACTTTTGTAAGGCACGGGCATTGCGCGCCGCAGTGTTTTCCTAGCTACAAATTTTCAAATTTAGGTAACAGGTAACAGTTACGTTTTGTTACGTATTGAGCTTTGTTCTTGATTACAAAAATATTCCCATCAATTGGCCGTTACCCTCGATGTTACCTCTTCTGGTTGGGTAACAGTGTCAGGTAACAGATCAGACTGCCGGTGAGGTAACAATGAACCAGTCAGATTTTGCACGGTTACATGGCGTTAGCCGCAAGACCGTTACGATGTGGAAAAGCCGGGGATGGCTGATCATGTCCGGCGATGATATCGATGTTGTCGCTTCAAATGCACAACTCGAAAAGTACAGGAAAAGCGTTAACCGACCCGATAAACAGAAAACGTCTGCGCCAGAAAAAAAGAAAGCTGACCGGCTGTTGCCTGCGCGGGAGCCGCCGGAAGAAAGTGACTTGTCACTGGAGGGGCTTGCGCGGGATTTCCTCCTTGAAAACGGCGCTGAGTTATCGCTGGATGAAGCGCGCCGGGTAAAGGAAAACTACCTGGCGTTACTGACAAAATTAGAGTTTCAGCAAAAAGATGGCCAACTCATTGAGATGGCTGCCGCCGAGGAGGTTCTTTTCAACGCCTTTCGCCAACAGCGTGACGCCTGGCTTAACTGGCCGTCAAGAGTGGCACCATTAATGGCTGCTGATCTGGGCGTGCCGGCGGACAGGATGACAGAGGTGCTGATTGAACATGTCCACAAACATATCTCAGTCCTCGGAGAACCAGAATTTAACCCAGCAGAAGATTGAACGCCTTCAACTGAGTGTCCGTAAGGGATGGACACCACCACCACGTATCAGCGTCCCTCAATGGGCCGATGACTACCGGAAGCTGGCGAAAGAAGCTGGCAGCACCTCCGGGAACTGGGAAACATCAACGGTTGAAATTGCCCGCGGTCCTATGCTGGCCGCGACGGAATCGGGCGTCCACATTATCACCGTGATGTGCTGTACCCAGTTAATGAAAACCGCGCTGCTGGAAAACCTGTTTGGTTATTTCGCGCACCTCGACCCATGTCCGATTTTGCTCCTGCAGCCGAAGGAAGAGGCCGCCGAGCAGTTTTCCAAAGAACGCATCAGCCCGCTGGTTAGGGTAACGCCAGTTCTGCGTAACATCATAGGTGACTCAAAGCAGAAGAGTTCAAAAGAAACCATTCTGTATAAAGCTTTCACTGGCGGATTTCTGGCGCTGGCCGGCGCCGGTAGTCCAGATAACCTTGCGCGCCGTCCGATCCGTGTTCTGCTTGCAGATGAGGTGGATAAATACCCGATTACTCGCGAGGGCGATCCCATTGCACTGGCGGAAGAGCGAACCGCCACATTTGGCCTTAACTGGCTGTCTGTGCGGGCCTGTTCGCCGACGGTTGAAGATGAAAGCCGGATTGCTGACAGTTACGAAGATTCAGATCAGCGGCGGGCCTCTGTAGTTTGCCCCCATTGCGGGCACCGACAGTTCCTTGATTTCTTCAAACATGTTCAATGGCCAAAAGAAGGTGATAAGCACCAGACCAAATCGGCCATGATCCATTGTGAATGTTGTGGTGCTGGCTGGTCAGAGGGGGAGCGTCTGCGGGCATTACAGACAATCCGCTGGCATCAGACCAAACCGTTTGAATGTTGTGGTTCCCGCCATTCACCATTAATGGAATACGACCAGAAATGGCATGAAGGCGATGAGGGAAGTATTGATACTGTCTGGCGATGGTCGGAGTCGGAACGGCATGCCGTATACCGGGCGATTTGCCCGGACTGTGGGGCTGAGGCGCTGGATAATCACCACGCCGGATACCAGGCGTCAAAGCTGTTTAGTCCCTGGCAGAAAGATAAGCCGTCGGACATTGCAAAGAAATACCTCGATGCGAAAGGGGATCCGGATAAGGAACAGGCCTGGTGGAACACCCAGATGGGGTTGCCGCACCGACCTAACCACGGGAAACAGCTCCCGGTTGATGTCCTGCTGGCGCGCCGTGAAGTCTTCCCGGCCGTCGTTCCTGATGGCGTGGCATTGTTAACTGCCGGCGTCGATACCCAGGATGACCGATTCGAAATCACGATCACTGGCTGGGGACGGGACGAGGAATCGTGGTCAGTTGCGCATGACGTCATTTATGGTGACCTGGAAACAGAGGAACCGTGGAAGCGCCTTGATGCGTATTTGAAACAGATATGGCGACGTGGTGACGGGCGAGGGCTGAATATTCTGGCTGCATGTATGGATTCCGGTGGTCACCACACGCAAAAGGTTTATGAGTTCTGTAAAGAGCGCCTTGGGCGACGCATCTGGGCTATCAAGGGGGAGTCTGCGCAGGGCGGTAAACGTAACCCCGTCTGGCCAACCAAGCGACCGACGTCGAAAAGTAAAGCCAGCTTCAGGCCAATTATTCTTGGCGTGAACTCTGCGAAAGATGTTGTCCGTGGTCGTCTGCATCTTGAACCGCCGGCTTTAGGTACTGCAGGTGCGGGTTATATGCACTTCCCGGATGATCGTGACCTCGGATATTTCAACCAGCTACTGGCAGAGCGACTGGTTTACAAAGTGGTGGCCGGACAGCGATTCAGTGTCTGGGAGCCCATTCCCGGCCGGGCGAACGAAGCGCTCGACTGTCTCGTATACAGCTATGCCGCGCTGTGCGGACTGAAACATATGGGACTAAAACTCAATGTTCGGGCCGCTAACCTTCAGGCCGATCCCGATAAGTTCCTGCCGGCGCCAGCCGAGCCAGAAGAAAAAATCAATTACGAATTACCGGGTGCCATCGTGGATGAGGCTATGGCTCCCGTTAAGCGTAAGAACATTTCTAAACTCCTGCCGCAATAAGGAAAACCATGTTTAATCGAAACACGAGCTTACTTGCTGGTGGGATGACTGATGAGCAGCTCAGAGACGCTCTGCAGAAAGCGCAGCAGGCTTATATCGACCTGACTACAGGCAGCCGTGGCGTCTCATTCTCCTATACGCAGGGTGATGGGACGCGCTCTGTCTCCTATCAGCAAAGCTCTCTTGCCGACCTGCTGGCGCTGATTCAGTTGCTGCAGGCGCAACTGGGAATTGTCGCCCGGCCACGGAAGCCAGTGAGGTTCAGATTCTGATGAATAAAGTGCAAATCCTTGGTCCTGACGGGAGACCTTATCAGGCACCAAAACCCAGCATGTTGACGGGCGGTAGCCGGGTGCCATATGACGCCGCGGATTCCTTCAGCGATCAACTGGCGAACTGGCAGCCCGCACTATGGTCACCGGATAATGAAATTAATATCTACCGTGACCGTATCGTTTCCCGTGCGCGCGATCTGGTCCGAAATGATGGATGGGCCAATGGTGCCATAACTCGCCTGCTTGATAATGCGGTCGGCGCCAATTTCCGTCCGATCATGAAGCCTGACTATCGTGTATTACGGATGATGACAGGTAATAAAAGTTTTGACGCAGTATGGGCGGAAGAGTACGGAAAAGCACTCGCTTCCCACTGGAGAACCTGGGCATACGACACAGGCCGTTATTGTGACGTTGAGCGCAAGCTAACCGTTCCACAAATGTTACGCCTGGCATTTCGCCACAAGCTGATAGATGGCGACGCCCTGATGGTGCTCCAGTATCGCACCGATCGCCTTGGACCAGGTAAGGGGCGTTATGCCACGACGGTGCAGGTTGTTGATCCCGACAGACTCAGCAACCCACAGCAGAATTTTGATATGCCCAATATCCGCGGCGGCGTTGAAATAGATGCTGATGGCGCACCTGTGGCATATCACATACGTGAAGCACATATCGGTGACTGGTGGAGTGGCGCCAAAACGATGACATGGCGGAGGATACCGCGGGAAACCGACTGGGGGCGCCCGCACGTTGTGCACGACTTTGACCATGAGCGTGGAGCTCAGCATCGGGGTAATGGCATTCTGACTCCAGTGGTGCAACGTCTGAAGATGCTGGTGAAGTACGACCAGAGCGAGCTGGAAGCGGCAATTCTGAATGCTATCTTCGCCGCGTATATTGAGTCTCCATACGATCCCGAAATGATCCAGTCCGCGCTGGGGGAAAACTTCGAGGAAGGGTTAGGGGCATATCAGGACGGCCGGGCTGAATTTCATAATGATCGTCGTTTAACGCTGCAGAATGGCGCCCGCATGCCAATCCTGTACCCCGGCGAGAAAATAACAACGGTCAATGCTGCCCGTCCGTACAGCAACTTTGAGGTTTTCGAGTCTGCAGTTCTGCGTAATTTCTCTTCCGGCACGGGGTTATCTCCGCAGCAGGTTACACAGGACTGGTCTGATGTGAATTACAGCTCTGCGCGTTCCTCCTTGCTGGAGGCATGGAAAACACTCACCCGCCGGCGCGATGATTTTGCTATGGGTACCGCGCAGCCTGTGCTGACAGCCTTTGTTGAAGAGGTCCACGATAACGAGGATTTGCCTCTTCCGTCGAATGCCCCCGATTTTGTTGAGGCCCGGGCAGCGTATTCCCGTGCGCGCTGGATGGGGCCGGGACGAGGATGGGTTGATCCGGTGGCAGAGAAAAAAGGCGCCATCCTCGGCCTCGATGCGGGCCTTTCCACTCTCGAAATTGAAGTGGGTGAAAACGTGGGTGAGGACTGGGAAGAGATACTTGATCAGCGCCAGCGGGAAATTGAGTCCTGCCTGAAGCGCGGACTTCCATTACCGAGCTGGGCGCAGGCGGACCAGTTCGCCAGCCAGACAATTACCGATCCGGAGGAAAAGTGAATCTACCTCATCTGGCCCAGCGCCTTTTTAATACACCGCTGGCGCTGCACCCAAGTAAAGCTGAAGTCATCATGGCATCCGTTATGGACCGGTTTGGCATCAGTAAAATCGAATCCTCTCTTGCCATGGATGATGACTGGTATGGATACGACGATAACCGGGGGCGGGAATCCCGTAGCGACCCGGGTTATGACAATGTGCTGGGCGTCGCTGTCATCCCGATATGTGGGACCCTGGTGCAGAAGCTGGGCAGCCTGCGTCCATACAGTGGCATGACAGGCTATGACGGCATTCGTCAGGCCTTCCTGACTGCGATGGAAGACCCCGATATTACGGGGATCTGCCTGGATATTGATTCGCCCGGTGGCGAGGTCGCCGGATGTTTCGATCTGGTCGATGTCATTTATGGCGCCCGGGGGAAAAAGCCCATCCATGCCATTCTGACGGAAAGCGCCTATTCCGCCGCCTATGCGATTGCCAGTGCGGCGGACCGGATTTCTGTTCCCCGAACCGGTGGTGTTGGTTCAGTTGGTGTGATCACTATGCACCTTGACTGGACCCAGCGGATAAAAGATGACGGCCTCAAAGTCACCATCATCACCTACGGTTCCCGTAAGGCTGAGGGGTCACCGCTGAGAGAACTGTCAGATGAAGCGCTGGCGGCTATTCAGCAGGACATCAACACCATGGGCGAATTGTTTGTGAATACCGTCGTCAGAAATCGGGGGATTAGCGCAAAGGTTATCAAAAGTACTCAGGCTGCCTGTTTTATGGCTGCTGATGGTGTGGAACTTGGACTGGCTGATGAGGTGTGTCCTCCTGATGCTGCGTTCAGAAACTTACTTGAAAAAACAGGAGCCTGAAATGGCGAAGAAAACATTTAGTTTTGCTCATCTTATTGGCCGTGGCGCGACTGCTTCCGAAGAGGAAGAAGACAAAAAGGCCAAAAAAGCGAAAGGCCGTCGCGCGGAAGAGGATGAGCGCGAAGATGATGCCGAGGACGATGAACGCGAAGATGACGCGGAAGACGACGAGCGTGATGATGACGCTGAAGATGACGGTGACGACCCGGATGCGGCGGAAGACGATGACGATTCCGAAGATGACGGCGACGATGACCGCAAAGAAAGCAAAGCGGTGAAAAATGCCCGCGCCGCCGAGCGTAAACGTTGCGCCCGTATCTTCGGCAGTAAGCACGCTGCGGCGAATCCGTCACTGGCCGCTTCACTCGCATTCAATACCGGGATGAGCTCTGCCGCCGCTATCAATGTTCTGGCATCCACGGCGCCAGCCTTGCAACCACAGGCAACGCGCGGGCGCTCTCTCGATCAGCGCATGCAGGAAAGCCATGATGTCCGTCTGAATCCGGATGGCGGCAAGAAAGAGAACGGTAAATCGGCACTGGTAAACCAGATGACCGGCCTCTACAACTCCATTAAAGGAGAGAAATAATGGATCAATTTGGTCAGAATGCCTTTGCACCTGGCATGAAGAGTTCAGTGTTTGTGCCGGATCAGTTAATTGCCGGTACGCTGCAACTGGTCACTGACACCGGCACGATCACCGGCGGTGTGTATAAGCGTGGCACTGTGCTTGGCATGATCACCGCCAGTGGCAAATATACAGCCAGTGTGAAAACCGCAACGGATGGTAGCGAGACGCCAGCTGCCATTCTGGTTGATGATGTTGACGCTTCCACCCATGGCGATCAGTCCGGCGGCCTGTACCTGATGGGCGAGTTCAACCAGAATCATATTATTTTTGACGATTCCTGGACTGCGCAGGAACTGAAAACAGCACTACGCCCGCTGGCCATTTTCCTGAAAGACAGCGCCCAGGCACCTTTAACCACCTCCTGATTTATCCCTCATTTCTCCTGGCGAATGCTTTAACGGGCAGGCGCTGACCTATTTAAAATTTATGCCAGCGTCTAGCTGGCATTATCAAGAGACTGAATATGGAAAATATTTATGATACCAGTGTGCTGGCGCAGGTCGTTCCTAATCTGAAAACCAGTCAGAACTGGCTGCTTGATCGCTTCTTCCCGAACGTCGTGACTTATGAGACCGAAGAAGTAGCGATTGACGTGGATGTCGGCCTGCGTCGTATGGCGCCATTCGTCTCCCCGCTGGTGGAAGGTAAGCTGGTCGAGTCCCGTAAATACCAGACCAATACGTTCAAACCGGCGTACATCAAAGACAAGCGGGCGCCGGACCTGCGTAAACCTATCCGCCGCCAGATTGGTGAGCGTATTGGCGGTGAATATACCGCCGCAGAACGCGAAATGCTGAACCTGCAGTTTGAGATGACTGATCAGATTGACATGATCAACCGTCGTCTTGAATGGATGGCGGCCAGCGCGCTGGTGTCCGGTACCGTCACGGTTGCCGGGGAAGGCTATGAAACCAAAGTGGTGGATTTTGGGCGCTCTCCGGATTTGACTATCACTCTGAGTGGTTCAGATAAGTGGCCGTTGACGGTTGCCGCTGGTGCCACTAATACCCAGCCCTCTGATGATATTGAAATCTGGCAGACGCTTTTCCTGAAAGAATCCGGTTCCGTCGCGACAGATCTGGTGTTCACAAGCAAGTCATGGCGTGCTTTCCGACTGGACACCACCATCAAAGATAACGCCATCACGTTCCCGGCGCTGAGCCCGTTTGGTAACCAGATTAACGCTGGCCCACAGGCGATGAAGGGCGCTATTTATAAAGGACGCTGGGGTAACTTTGACCTCTGGTTATATAACGACTGGTTTATTGACCCACTTGATAATGTCGAGAAGCCGATGATCCCCGACGGCGCCGTTATTATGTCTGGCGCTGATCTGATGGGTACCCGCGCTTTTGGCGTTATCCTGGACCCGGCATTTAACTACGGTCCCCTGGCCTATGCGCCAAAATCCTGGGTGAAAGAAGATCCGGCCCAGCGTCTTATCCTGATGCAATCCTCTCCGCTGGTTATTCCGAGCCGGGTAAATGCATCCCTTTGTGCAACGGTGGTCTGATATGGCTAAAACAACCAAAACTGTACTGGGCGATGATCTGAATGCGGAAGGCGCCACCGAAGACGCCCTGAATATCGACGACCTGAATGCTGGTGGCAGCGTTCATGAGACCCAACAGCATGACGATAAACACGGCGAACCATCAGATGATGAGGATACCGCTGAAGAAGATGACCAGGAAGATGCCCCGGAGCCTGAGTTTGTGGTGCTGAAAGGGAATTGCATCCGCCATGACGGTGAGGTCTATCGGGAAAACTCCCTTATTCCGGTCTCCGGTAAGGATGCCGAGCGTCTGCTGGCAGCAGGTGTAATTGCCGATGTCCATGCTCTGCGACAGCGTGCATTATCTGCTGTGCGTGGTGTGAAAATCACAACGGAGTAAGCAGATGGGCGTGGACTGGGATTTACATCTTCTGAGTCCGCTCCATGGCGTGTTTGGCGATGAGCATGAGTACCGTCCCCGCAACGGTACTCCTTTTACGATTAACGGTATTTTTGACCGTGGCTATGCGCAGATTGCAGAAAATCTTGATGGTGAATCAGAAATTAACACCTCCAGCCCGATGCTGGGTGTGCGTGATGCTGAATTTCGTCAATTGGGTAAACCGCAGCCTGCCGTATCTGACCGTGTGTTTATTAAAACGGTCGGGGGTCAGGTCATCAATCAGTTATTTGTTGTGTCCAACGTCGAACCGGACAGCCATGGCGGCTCGCGTCTCGTTCTCAATGTGGCGAAAACCCGATGAATGCTTCCGCAATACGACAAATGGTCGTGGCCGCGCTGAAAGATAAAACCGCCGCCAGCGATCGTGTGTATTCCCCGCGTGACTGGGCAACTTCGCCGGACTTGTACCCTGCATTGCTTGTTCAGACGCCATTTGATCACAAAAAGGCGCAGGGGCGAAATACCCCGGCCTTCACCTCTCTGACCACCGTTCGTATTACCGGCCGGGTTCAGGAGTATGACAGTGAAACCACTGATGATGGCGCCATGCGCGCGGAGGTTGCACTGGAGGAGCTCCGGGAACAGGTAGAAAGGGCGGTGATTAACAGCTACGAGTTGACCCGGAACATCCAGAAATATGCGGAGGTTCGCTCGACGATTGATGTTGATGCGGATGGCGAAGCGCATATGGGCCAGCTGCTTATCGAAATTGATATTGAGCACTATCAGGGACCGGAAGACTTTTATCCGGTCGATACGGTACCGCTGGCGGGGATCGACATCACCATTAACATGCCGGACGGTACGCCGCAGCCGGGCGTAAAAATAGACCTTCAGGAGTAATCATGTTTGTAAAACCGAAGGACGGGCTCAGCGTTCGCTGCCCTGTCAGGGGGGAGCCTTTGCCCAAAGATGGCGCGGAGGTACCTGATAATACGTTCTGGCACCGCCGCCTGAAGGATGGTGACGTCAGCCTGGTACCGGAAAAGGGCGTTAAAAACGCCGTAAAAAAAGAGGGCGTAACTAAATGACCGTTCCATTTTCGCGAGTTCCCGGCAATTTACGTGTGCCGCTTTTTTATGTGGAGTTTGATAACTCCATGGCCAACACGGCGACCGCTACACAGCGAACGCTGCTGATTGGTCAGATGCTGGCATCAGGCTCTGCACAGGAAAAAATCCCGGTAAAAGTCTCTTCTCCCAATGCGGTGGGTGAGCTTACCGGAAAAGGCTCAATGCTACATGGCATGATGACGGCGTATCAAAAAAACGATACTGCTGCGGAGGTCTGGATCCTTCCGCTGGCTGATGATGCGGATTCGATGGCAGTGGCAACAGGCAGTATCAAGGTTGCCACACAGGCGACAGAAACCGGCGTTATCTCTCTTTATATTGCTGGTGTTCGCGTACAACTGACCGTACTGGCGACTGACACTCCGGCTCAGATTGCCACTGCGCTGGTCGCGGCGATTACCCGTAAAACGGAACTGCCGGTGACCGCTGCTGTAAAAGCCGATGCCACAGATACCTTGACACTGACGGCCAAGAATGCCGGGTTACTGGGCAATGGTATTGATATCAGGCTGAATTATCTCGGTGTTCAGGGTGGTGAGGTGACGCCCGCAGGACTGACGCTGACCATCACGGGCATGGCCGGCGGCGCCGGTGCGCCGGATTTTGTTGATGCCCTGGGCAACCTGCAGGATAAGACCTTTGATTTTGTCATCAACCCTTATGATGACACCGCATCACTGGATGCCATCAGAGAATTTCTGAACGATGCAACCGGCCGCTGGGCATGGGATAAACAGCTTTATGGCCACGCTTTCACTACCACCAACGGCACTTACGCTGAGCTTGGCACCAAAGGGGAAACCCGTAATAACCAGCATGAGTCACTGCTTGGCGTGTATCGCTCACCGTCACCGCGTTATATCTGGGCGGCGGCACTGACTGGGGCCGCCGCACCCAGCCTGCGTAACGACCCCGGACGCCCGCTACAAAGTCTGCCTGTTTATGGCGTGCTGGCGCCGGATCTGGCGGATCGCTTTGAGCTGACAGAGCGCAACAACCTGCTGTACAGCGGCATCTCCACTTACACCGTAGGTGATGACGGGACGGTGATGATTGAAAACCTGATTACCACCTACCAGAAAAACAGCTATGGCGACGAAGACGACAGTTACCTGCAGGTGGAAACGCTGTTCAGCCTGATGTTTGTCACGCGATATCTCCGCACTGCAGTCACCAGTAAATTTGGTCGCATGAAGCTGGCCGCGGACGGCACGCGTTTTGCGCCGGGGGCGGCGATTGTGACACCTAACATCATCAGGGCCGATCAGATTGCGGAATACCAGACGCTGGTCTTTAACGGCTATGCGCAGGACGCAGAGGCCTTTGCCAGAAACATTATTGTTGAGCAGAACAAAACGAACCCGAACCGCGTTGACGTACTGTGGCCGGGAACGCTTATGAACCAGTTGCGCATCTTCGCGTTGCTTAATCAGTTCCGCCTGCAGGCTGAGTCAACAGGAGCATAAATCATGGCAGGAGATACCACTAACCGCCTGGCGGGTACCGCTTATGTCACCGTCAATGGGGTGACTGTGATGGTGGAGGGTTCGTTTAAATACCAGTCAGCTACTGTCAATCGCACCACGCTGACAGGCATGGACGGAGTACATGGTTATAAAGAAAAACCGGTTGCCCCGTATATTTCAGCCCGTCTGCGTGACAGTGGCGGGACTAACGTGCTGGGGTTTAACGGTCAGACGAACGTCAACGTGATCGCCGAGCTGGCGAACGGAAAGACTATTATCGGTCGCGCACTCTGGACGGTTAACGTTCAGGAGGTGGAAAGCGAAGACGCAGTGTTTGATGTTCGCTGGGAAGGTCGGGACGTAACGGAGAACTAAGATGGCAGAACTTGAACGCACCAAAGTCATTCCTCTCATCAAGCCTCTTGTCGATGAGGCGCAAAAAACGCGCTATGAGCAACTGGAGCTGAAGGCACCGACGCTCAGCCAGGCAGAGCAGTTCTACGAAAAGCAGACATCGTCCACTTCTCTGGCGGCAATGCGTCTGCTGATCTCGCTGGTCACGGATACGCGGGAAAGTGTGCTTCAGCCGATGGATTTTATCGACTTCCGAAAATGCGAGGAGTTTTTGCTCGGTTTTTTGACCTGGAAGCCCTGACCGCCTGGCAGGAAACGGCCGCTGACGTCACATTTTATTTCCGCTGGACAGAAGACAGGGCGTGGGGCATGACCTATGCCCGTCTGAAGTGGTGGGTATCGCAGGCCACCCGTATCAATAAACTCAGGAATACCAAACCCGATGAGTAATTCTTTCGACTTTGAGCTGGTGGCCAGCGATCAGGCGACGGAAGCCATTGAGCGTATCAATGAGGCTATCCGTGATCTGGAGCCAAAGCTGGATAAAACCAAAGAGGGACTCCAGTTAGGAGGACAGGAGACCCTCGATGGCCTGAACGGCTTTATCTCCCGCTTCGAAAATCTGTCCAAAAATGCCCGTGATAACGTGCAGTATATCGGGGATATGGTGCCGCCGCTGAAGATGGTCGGTGAGCTCTCCGGTAAGCTGGCGTCGCTGGGCGTGGTCGGGGCGGCGGGATACGGGTTAAAACAGATTGCCTACGGTTTCCATGAGGCCTCAAGGGAAGCCTATAACCTCGATGTTGCCGCGAAAAATGCGGGTATGCGGGTGGAGGATTTTTCCAGACTGTCCGGCGCCATGCGGATACTGGGGGCTGATGGTGACAGTGCCAACGCTTCCATCGAGGGGATGGCTAAAAGCCTGAAGGAGGCCGCCAGCGGTGCCAACAGCCAGGTGCTTGGCGCATTGTCGCAGATTGGCGTTCAGATCCAGAAAAACAATGACGGCTCCGTTGATACGCTGAGAACGCTGGAGTCGATAGCGCGCGTTTTCCCGAGCCTGCGTCCTGACCAGCAGAAGTCGGTTTCCGATGCCCTCGGATTGACGCCGGAAATGCTGGCGCTGATGCGTGAAGGCGTACGGATGAAAGCATTGCTGGCTAAATCTGATGAACTTGGCCTGACGGTTGATCCGGAACTTAACCGGCAATTGTCCGAGGTTAACGGCACCATGAATGAGCTGGGCGCAGCATGGGATGGGCTGAAAAAACGTTCGAAAAACTCTCTGTTTAAGGGATTGCTTTCCGATGGTTCGGTGAAAGACGGTCTCGAAGGTGTGACCGACTTGTTCACGAATGGCGATTTCACCGGGCTGTCGCATGCGCTGGGGTTTATCAGTAGCAAGGATGCCGGGAAGCTACGCCGCATTCAGGGTGATAAAGCGCTGTATAACACCCTTTCCCGGCGTGAGCGCGGGGCGGTAGATGCCGGCTTTATGACGGATGCCGTCCGGAAACGCTACGACGCGCAATATGGCGCCAGTGACAGAGCTGAACAACTCCGTAATGATTTGTCTGTTATCCTGCCAGCAGGTGCAGCAGCTCCACGCGGGGAGGTGAGTTACAGCCAGCCATCTAACCAGGCGCTGGGCCTCAGAAATAATAACCCGGGCAATCTCCGGATAGCGCCTAATGCGACCGGGGTGAATCGTGGTTTCGTCACTTATGACAATAGCAACGACGGGTTGGCGGCAATGGCCAGGCAGCTGATGTTATATGGCGATCGTGGGAATAACACGCTGAACAGCATGATCCACACCTATGCGCCGCGGTCAGAAAATGACACTCAGTCCTATATCAATTCAGTCTCAGCCGCGACGGGATTTCAGCCCCAGCAGCGGATGGATCTGCATAACCCGGAAGTACTGAAATCTGTCATGGCAGCCATGATTCAGCATGAGAATGGCGCGCAGCCATATTCTGAAGATGAGATACAGGCTGCAATTCAAACGGCCATCAGTGACCCGCGTTGGTCAGGTCTTCGTGATAGTAGTGTACTCAGCCAGCAGAGACAGAATATCCTCGCGCCTCAGCCTGATACGTTTGACAGCTCTTCTATCCTGACAGCCTCCGGCAACGGGAGAGAGGCAGCCAGTGAAAACCTGACCCGGTCTCTCAAAGAGGCGATGGCCGATCAGAAAATGAAGCTGGAAATCACCCTGGTCAATGATAAGGGGGAGAAGAAAACCTATAACGTTGAGGATAACGGCAGAATAACAACCGCCATGAATTACTAACCCGTTTAAACCGCCGCCCTGGCGTTTTTTTTTATTCCGGAGGCCCGATGGCAATTATTCAGGATGCAATAACTTCCCTTATGGGCGGAGGCGGTAGTGAGGACTGGCTGGGTCAATTACGACCAGGCTCCTTCCGTGGCGTGCCCTTTGCTGTGGTTAATGAGGAAGGCAGCCATGGTCGCCGGCAGGCCGTCCACGAATATCCATACCGTGATACCGCCTGGATTGAGGACATGGGGCGAGGGACGCGGCGATTTATTATCCGTGGTTTTATCGTCCAGAACAGTCTGGTCTACGGTGGCGGGGATGTCATTTCCCAGCGACAGGCGTTGATTAATGCGTGTGAAGCTAAGGGGAGCGGTACGCTCATTCACCCCACGCTGGGGGAAATGACCGTTTCCATACCTGAGAACGGGTTAAGACTCTCCGGCTCCGCCGATAATGGTCGTTCGTTTGAGTTTACCCTGATGGTGATTGAGTCGGGGTTAAAGGTCTTCGCCATTACAGACAGCACCGCCGCGGGTGACACCGTCGGCACCAACTATCTGAAGTTGGTCAGCACGGCGGTTGCCAGTACCCTGGCGAGAATCAAAAGTGAGATCCGCGGCGTGAGCCAGGGGATTAAGACCATAAAGGGAACCGTGACGTTCTGGACCAATATGGTGGACAACACCATCAGTGAGGTGACGAACGTCAGTAACGTGCTGAATTCCACCTTCGGGAACAACCGGTACGGTCGGTACAGCAAAGGGACGGTTGGCGGGAGTTCTTCGGGTATTAACGGAAATCGTGATGCTGACGATACAGAAGACTATCAGGCTTTATCTGAACTAGTTTCCGCACAGGCCGTGATGGACCGACAGGCTGTACTTGATACGACCGCTGCACTGAATGAATCGGTATCTGCTGATGAATTTGTTCAGGGCGTTGCCGATGTTATTAATCGCATTCTGACCAGCGCCGGCAGCGTGAGCGATAAAATTGCTGCGTTTGAAAAACTGGCGGCATCAACCAGTACCGAATACCAGCGATCCGAAAGTAGCCAGCAACTGGCTGGCACAATGAATACGCTCATCATTGTGCTGTGCAGCGGGGCGATGACGAATGCGGCGGCCGATTACAACCCTACCAGTCGTAATGAGGCCGAGGAAATCACGCAACGCGTGGCCACGCAGCTGGATGCAGCGTTACTTCTGGCGGGCGACCGGGCGGATGACGATCTCTATAGCGCGCTGATGACAGTGAGAAGCGCCTTCCTGGACACCATGTCCCAGATTTCAGCCGGGCTGAGTGATCTGATGCAGGTTAATACCACGCTGCCCATTCCTGCACTGGTTATGGCTAACCGTCTGTATCAGGATGCCTTACGGGCAAATGAACTGATACAGGAAGCCAGTGTGCCGCATCCGGCGTTTATGCCGACGACGATGAAGGTGTTGAGACAATGAGTACGGATAACGATCAGGATATCGTCTCTCTGACTGTGGGCGGGAAAGTTATTGAGGGGTGGGATTCTGTGCGGGTGACCCGCGGCATTGAGCGTTTCCCCTCCGATTTTGATCTGGGTCTGATGGATTATTTTCCCGGTAGTGATCAGAAACAGCTGGTGAAGGAGGGGATGCCCTGCCAGGTAAAACTAGGCAGCGATCTGGTTATAACAGGCTATGTAGACGACTGGTCACCATCACTTTCCCGGTCTCGCCATGAAGTCAGGGCAACGGGGCGCAATAAGTGCTGTGATCTTGTCGATTGCTCGGCAGAATGGCCGAACAACGTTATCAACGGCGGCAATGCGCTGGATATAGCATCCAGGCTTGCATCGTATTACGACATTACGGTTTCTACTGATATCGATGATTTAGTCAGCGTTCCCCAGTTCACGCTCAACTGGGGGGAGTCGCCGCAGGAAATACTTGAACGGGTCTCCCGCTGGTCAGCTCTGCTCTATTACGATCAGCCTGACGGCAATTTATTTCTTACCCGGGTGGGCGCAAAGCGCGCGTCCAGCGGTATCGCTGAAGGGGTAAATATCGAACAGGCTTATTACCGCCGTTCGATGGCAGACCGCTTTTCTGATTACGTCGGCGTATCGATGAGCATTTCTCCGATTGCAGGATTCTCACCGGATACAGCTTATGACTCGGTGACGCTGGCGACAGCGCGTGATCCGGAGGCGGCAAGCATGCGCTACCGGAAACGGATCATTATCGTTGAAAGTACGCTGATGGCATCCCAGCAGGCGCAGCGCGCCATCGACTGGGAGATGAACCGACGATACGGCCGCTCAAAGCCATTGAGCGTCACGATTGATTCCTGGCGCGATAAAGCGGGAAAACTCTGGGAGCCGAACACGCTGATCCCGGTAAATATCCCCTCAATGCAACTTCCGGATACGGAAATGCTGATTGCTGAGGTGACCTACATCAGAGACAGCGACGGCACTCACGCCAGAATGTACCTGCTACCGCCGGAAGCCTTCAGCGTCCAGCCCTATGCCTTCTATCAGCAAATCCCGGGATTAAACCAATGATTCAAAATTTAAGAAAAGCGGCGACCCGCATCGCGGGCATGCTGGGCATTGGTCGTATTACCAGCCAGAAAGATAGCGGGGTGGTACAGGAAGTGCAGTATCAGACCCCGCTGGAAGTGGCCAGCGCGCCGCGGTTTTCTGATTTTGGCTTTTCATCGGGGCTACCGGCAGGTGCTGATGTGGTTATTGCATTTCTGGGAGGTGATCGTTCCAGCCCCGTCGTCATCGCCTCTAACCATCAGGGCTATCGACATACCGGGCTGAAACCAGGGGAAACGGTAGTCTACAACCAGTGGGGGCTGAATATCCATCTGACCGAGTCGGGCATTTTCATTGATGCCAAAGGTAAGGATGTAGAGATCAGCAATGCTGCAAACATCACTGCGACGGCAACGGAGCAGGTAAAGCTGGTTACCCCCAGACTTCTGGTGACCGGAGACGTCATCGATAACTGTGAGACGAACGATAAAACGCTCAAAGAACTGCGTGATGCTCACAATGAACATGACCATGACGTTAAAAAAGTTCAGTCCGGTGACAGCACCATAACCAGCGAAAAAACAGAGAGTCAGGTATGAGTGATATTTCCTCTTTCTGGAATGTTGATGCCCTTCACGCAGACTGGCAGGCCGGAAACGGCATCTTAACCTCAGAAAATGACATGTACACGGCAGTGATTATCAGCCTGTTTACCGACGGGCTGGCGCGCGCTGACGACAATTATGAAGGAACCGACCGCCGCGGCTGGTGGGGTGATCTGGACAACGATCGGAATATTGGCTCAAGGCTGTGGCTACTGCGACGTGAAAAGCTGACTCGCGAAGTGGCGATGAGAGCGGAAGATTATGCCGAAGAGGCGCTGGCCTGGATGAAATCGGATGGCATTGTGGCAGAGATACAGGCGCAATCGGAAATCGTCTTCCCTGACAGGCTGAATCTGATCATCCGGTATTTGCCGCCGGCAGGGGACTGGCAGGAGTTCAAATTCTTCTGGCTATGGGAGCAACTGAATAATGCCATTTAAACGGAAAACACTGAGTGAGCTCCGTGACGAGAACCGCCAGTTCATGCAGGCAGAGCTGGAGAACGTTGGCGCGCTGCTACGATTCGGTAATCTGAAAGTGCTTGCCGACATGGACGCGGGTATGGCGCACCTGCATTATGCCTATCTGGATTATATCGCCAGACAGAGCACGCCGTTCACATCAACCGATGAATGGCTTGCCGGATGGATGGCGTTGAAGCAGATCTACCGTAAAGCGGCGACCGCGGCTCGCTCACCGGCAGCGCAAATTACCGGAACACCGGGGCGGGTTTTAGCCAGGGGCTCTGTAATTAACCGTGCGGATGGCTACCAGTACAGCACGGACGCCAGTGTAATGATTGATTCCACGGGCAGCGCTACTGTTGCGGTGACGGCCAGACTACCGGATATCTCAGAGGATATCACTGGCGGTGGCAGCCGGGGAAATGCCGATGCCGGAACGCTCCTGACACTGGATGCCAACGTGCCGGGTATTGACAGCTCGGTTACGTTAATTGAACCGGCTACCGGCGGCGCCGACATCGAAAATGAAGAAGATTTTCGACAGCGGGGGCTGCTGGCGTTCCAGAATCCACCACAAGGAGGGAGCGATACGGATTATCGTACATGGGCTCTGGCCGTATCCGGTGTTACACGTGCATGGGTCCGCCGTAGAGGAATGGGTCCCGGTACCGTTGTGATTTACATCATGTGTGATGGAAACGACAAGACAAACCATGGGTTCCCGGTTGGCACGGATGGCGTATCACAACTGGAAGAATGGGGTGCAGTAAAGGCCACGGGCGATCAGGGAAGGGTAGCCGATTATATGTACCCACTTGCCCCTGTGACTTCCCTGAATTACATCTGTTCGCCTACTGAGCTGGTTATTGATTTTGAGATAAGCGGTATCTCTGATGCGAGTAGCACGACAACTGCTGCTATAGCTGACGCTATTGACAGTGTTTTGTTTGAATCTGCTGATCCTCTCGGAACAGGAAAAATCTATCTTTCAGACCTCAACCGTGCGATAGGGGACGTTTCAGGCACGGCTGGTTTTATTCTGGTCTCCCCATCTGCAAATATTGAGCCGGGAATAGGGGAGATGGCCGTTCGTGGCGAGGTGAACTATACATGAGCCTCTTCTCAACTGACGACTACCTTAAAGCGCTACAGGCACTAATCCCGTCAGGAAGAGCCTGGACACGAGATAAAAATGCAGTGCAGACGGCAGTGCTTCGAGCGCTGGCAAGGAGTTTTCAACGTAGTGATAATGACGCTCAGGCTCTTCTTAGTGGCGCTTTCCCGAAGACAGCGACCATCATGCTTACTGACTGGGAAAATACGCTCGGATTACCTGATGATTGCTCCATTGGCGAGGTCGACACAATCGCCAAGCGACAAAATGCAATCGTCTCAAAATTAATAAGCACCGGCGGTCAGTCAAAAAGCTATTTCATCAGTATTGCTGCCGCAATGGGTTATACCATCTCAATTAAAGAATACCGACAGGCGCGAGCGGGATTATCAGTTTGTGGTGATGGGTTAAATGGTGATGACTGGCCATTTGTCTGGATGGTTGAAGGAGAGGAAACGAATATAACATACTCCCGAGTCGGGATAAGTTATTGCGGAGACCCATTACGTTCATGGGGAAACAGGCAACTAGAGTGTCGCATTTCAGCGCTGTCTCCATCCTATACGCTTGTAAAATTCGGTTATATCTATTTTGGGTTTAATGACGAAGGGGTGTATGAAGTTACCCCTGAGTTTGCAACTATTTTTGATATCGCCTCTGGATACATTTCAGGAAACTAACATTTAAAGGTTAATCATGAGAAAAGTTGGAAGCACTACAGATACTGCTGATGCTAATGGTGAATATACTAATGGCAATGTTGCTAATGGGATTTCACCGACTATTATCAATGCCGAGATGTTGAACACTTTCCAACGCGAGTTAATTGGCGTGGTGGAAGGTTCAGGGATGGAGCTTAACCCGGAGGATGACAATCAAGTTTTTAAAGCGATTAAAAGATTCCTTGGCAATAATGTGACGGTGGAAAGTAACCCATTGGGGATTTGCTTTACAGTAAAAGATATTTTTAACGATGTGGTGATTACCATTCAAGCAGGAAAGTCAGTAATAAATGCATCGTCTGGTACTGTTAGTTTCCCTAAACCTTTTACCAATAATGTACTTGCAGTAATACCGTCAAAAATTACCGATACGAATAGATATGTGTCGTCAGCTAATCATACCCTGAATGGGTTTGATGTTTTTGGATGGATCTCAGGATCATCAGGCAACGTGGATAATTTTAGTTATGTAGCTGTTGGGTGGTGATAAATTCTACTTATGTGGTATAATCCAATGATCTAAAATTGGGTAATTCCATATGAAAACAAGAAACTACATCATAGATGCATTCAGAGGAGTCGCTGTTCTATTGGTGACATCGTTCCACATTTTCCTCTGGTCTTCTTCTGGTGGGCTGCCATTGGGTAACTATTTTGACCTTTATGGTCCATTTGGGAATGGATGGATAGGGGTTGGGATTTTCTTCGTTATTTCCGGGTACTGCATGGGAATGTCAACAAGAAACATGTTTTCAAATGGTGTTTCACAGTCAAGTTATTTTCTTTATTTCTCAAAGCGTTTTCTACGGATTGCGATTCCGTACTACATTTCTATTTTGTTTTGGATAGTATTGATAAGATGTTATGGAGTGGCAGAAAAGCCAACTGGAATATATGACATTTTAACTCACATGACATTCATACATAACTTAAATGAAAGTACAATGTTTAGCATTAGCGGTGTTTATTGGTCGTTAGCTGTAGAAATGCAGTTTTATTTGTTGTTGCCAATTTTCGTTTTGATTTGCAAAACAGATCGCAATAGAATTATATTGCTTGCGATTTGCGCTGTATCTTCCATCGTTATTAATCTTATAACCGTGGATAGGGTGTTGACGTGGTCAATAATATCCTACCTTTATCTTTTTGTTTTGGGTTGGGTTTTGTTTGTCTCATCCGACTGTGGCTTAAGCTTTCGTAAATTAAAAGCAATAAGGATATCTTCCATTGTCGCTTTAGTTGTTATGCTTTTCTATAAGGGTGATGGATTTAATAACAATGTTAAACTTTATGAAATAGTTGCATCTACTTTTGCGGCAATTTCTATGTGGTCGTTTGTTGTTGGAGGCAAGGGTAATGTTAACCCTACGATAGTAGTGAGATTGCTTTCATTTGTTGGTAAGTGTTCTTTTTCAATTTATCTATATAATTATGTATTTTGGGTTATACCAAGAGAGAGTTCATCAATGTTGATTTCAATGCTATCATTTTGTTTTGTGATAGCATTTGGTATAGCGATGTATTTTATTGTTGAAAATCCATCTGAAAGATTCAGAAAGAATTTTTTCAGCGTAAAATCGAAGCAAGTGACAACCTAA